AGCAGGTTCACGTTTTGTCCAATCCGTAACAGTCGCTTAGTCGAAAGGCGGTTGACCGCCAATGGCTGTTTTCACTGTTACCCATAAACAACTGACGGACAACTACGCCGTACTGCAACTATTAACCCCCACAGATATTGCAGTAGGGCAGTCCATCACTGTTGCAGGCGTTGGTGCCCCATTCAATGGCACCTTTACTGTTTACGATTGCCCAAATTACGAATTCACAGGCATCGACACAGAAGGCGATCTGCTTTTCAATTATCAAGTAATTATTGAAAATCAGGTGCTGTTTGCTTGCACTGGTAGCAATGTTGTACGCACAGCAAGCCCTGGCACTGTCACCTATGCGCCAGTGTGCACGTGGGTTACAGCAACCAACATTGAAGATTGGTTAGGAATAGGAACAGCCAGCGCATTGGATGCCGCATTTTTGACTTCATGCGCGTCAGCTGCCAACCAATTCTGTTACCGCCGCCGGCAGGAAGCAGGCTATTTTGACAGCCTGACCACCAGCCCATCTGGTGATGTCACGTTGGGCACGATCATGTACGGGGGCGCCCTATACCGTCAGCGCGGCAGTGTTGACAGTTTTGCATCATTTGACAACATGCAAAGCGCCCCACCAGTAGCACTATCTGGCATGGTGAAACAGTTGCTGGGCATCGACCGCCCTGCTGTGGCCTGATCATGCCAGTTGCCTACACAGACCTATTCAACGAAGCGCTAGACGATCTAGCAGCCAAACTGAACACTGTTACAGGCCTCACTGTGGTCACTGACCCCCGCAATCTCGCTGCACCCTGCTGCCTAATCAATGCCCCATCATTCACCACCCCATTTATGACCAACAAAGCTGTGCAGCTTACATTTCCAGTGCAGATCATTACCCTGGGGCCATACAACCTTGACGCACAACGCAGCCTGCTGAACACTATGGCCAAAGTGCTTTCAGCAAATGTGGCTGTTACAGACGGCCGCCCAACCAGTATTGAAATTGGTGGGGTGCTAATGCCAGCCTATGAAATGACCGTAAACATGAAAGCGACAGCATGAAACACATTATTGAAAGCGAAAAACTGGGCACCATTGGCGAAGAATACGATGCAGAAGCGGCAGCCGCTACCGGCATCAATGTTGACGCCCTAATTTCAGGCGGCTTTATATCCATACAAAAGGCCACGAAATCTGCTAAAACTAAAAGTGACCCAGAGGAGAAGTAGCAATGTCGACATCAGTTTTTCTTTCCAATATCAGCACCCTTACCGTGAATAGCGTTTCACTGGCCAATCAATGCACAGGCATTACATTCACGAACCTAAAAGAAAGTTTGGATGTCACTACGCTGACCGACACATCCAGGTTCAACAAGGGTGGGTTGTTCAATAATGAAGTGACCATGACCCTTTTTCAGAGCTACATCACAGCAGAAACTTTTGCCACGTTGTCGGGCCTAGTGGGCACCCAAACAACAGTTGTTGCAAGCGTTGTTGATGGTGCTGTAACGAAGACTTTTACCCTGGCCAATTGTTACCTAGAAAGCCTGCCAGTGATCAATGCCAGTTTGGGTGAGATGTCGACCGTTGATGTCACTTTCACTGGCGGCACTTATTCAGTCGCATAAACCTGGCCAACACTGGCCCGACACAGAAAGACAGCCATGAAAATAAAACTGAGAATTACACCAGACAGCGGTTTAGCTGCACTGATGAAAAACGGCAGCGGCACAGGCCCAATTGAAGTAACCACAAATCTGTTTTGTATTGCAGAGTGGGAACGAACAGAAGGCCGCAAAATTAGCGATGGGCGCGGCATAGGCGTCACTGATTTAGTTTGCTGGGCTTACACCATGCTGAAACAAACAGGCCTGAACCATTTGGCACCTGAACCAACGTGGCGCGAATGGTTGCAAAATCATCCTGATTGCGAAATCAGCAGTGTGGATGAGACAAACCCAAACCCTACGGACGCGGCCACTACCGATACCAACTAGCACAAATCTTATTTGTGACAGGGTTTTGGCCGCCTGAAATACCATTTGACACCCGTGATGTGCAAACCATCATTAGTGTGATCAATAAAGAAAACAAAAGGCGTTGATGTGGCAAATGTTTCAACAACAGTGCAAGTGGCTGGCCTAAAAGAAACAATCAATTCTTTACGCAAGATCGACCCCCAGCTGCAAAAAGACTTCAAAGCAGAAGCCACCCAAATAGCCCAACCAGCAATCAACGCAGGAAAAGCCGCCTACCGTCAATTTCCGCTATCTGGCATGGGCAGAGCCTGGGCACAACGTGGCCGGCGCATCTTCCCATTTGATCTAGGCAAAGCAGCTGCAGGCGTCAAAATGCGATTTGACACCAGACGCAATGCTGTGGGCGTCATTTTGATTGAACAAAAAGATGTGGGTGCTGCAGTGTTTGAAGTAGCAGGCCGCCGAAACCCAAACAATTTGGCAACATCGTTAGACGCTATGGCCACGTCAAAAGGCTTTGCCATAGGTCAACCAGGGCGAACCCGTATCATTGGGCCAGCGGTCTACAAAGCCAGGCGGGATATTGAAGGCGAGATGGAAAAAATGATATTGAGAACAATCAATGAGATACAGGGTCAGGTGAACCTGTGAGCCTGTCTATTCCCATCATCAGTGAATTTGATGGCAAAGGCGTCAAGCAAGCCATAAAACAATTCAAACAACTTGAAGGCGTTGGCGCTAAAGCCCAATTTGCTATCAAAAAAGCGGCCATACCGGCAGCAGCTGCCATTGGCGGTTTGGCATTTGCATTGGGTGACGCCACCAAAGCCGCAATGGAAGACGCAGCCGCACAAACCCAATTAGCCCTGGCATTAGAAAACAGCGCGGGCGCCAGTGCAGCACAAGTCAAACAAACTGAAGATTTCATTGGTGCAATGTCACGCGCCACAGGCGTGGCAGATGACAACTTGCGCCCAGCAATGGCTGCACTTGTACGTGGCACCAAAGATGTGCAAGCTGCACAAAACTTGATGGGCCTAACCCTTGACATTGCCACAGGCCTGCAAATGGACCAAACGACAGTGGCAGAAGCATTAGCCAAAGCACAGCAGGGCAACTTCAAAGCATTGCGAAGCCTGACCCCAGAAATGGCTGCACTGATTAAAGAAGGTGCAGACCTGAACACTGTGATGGATGTTTTGGGCGGCACATTTGGCGGCGCTGCATCAGAAGCTGCAGAAACTGCTGCAGGCAAAATGAAAATACTTTCAAACAGTGTTGCCGAAACCAAAGAAAGCATTGGCGCGGCTTTGTTGCCAGTAGTGGAAGCAGCGCTACCAATTTTGCAAAAGTTTGCTGACTGGGCACAAAAAAACCCAAACGCATTTCTAGCCATTGCAGCTGCCATTGGTGGCATTGCTATTGCCATCACAGCAGTCAACTTTGCTATGGCCCTAAACCCGTTTACCGCAATCGCTGCCGGCATAGCCTTGCTGGTAGTAGGCGTGATTTATGCTTACAACAAATTTGAGACATTTAGAAACATCATCAAAAACGTCATCAACGGGGTAGCAGCCTATTTTGAATTCATGGCCAACGCCTGGGTGACTGCAGCCAATATCATCATCAAAGGTTTGAACCTCATCAACCCATTTGATGACATCCCCTATATTCCAAAAATCAGCATTGGCCGAATGTCAAACGACAGCGATACCAGCGGGGGTGGCATGGTCATACCCAAAATGGCTGATGGCGGCATAGTTACAGGCCCTACCATTGCCATGATTGGCGAAGCAGGCCCTGAAGCAGTCATACCGTTAGACCGCATGAAAAACAGCGGCGGCATCACTGTCAACGTCACAGGCGGCTTAGCAACCAGCGCCGAAATTGGCCAGGCTGTCGTCAATGCCATCAGGGCTTACAATCGATCAGCAGGCCCCGCAAACATTCAGGTGGCCTAATGGCTGGCGGCACAATCGTTGAAGCAGGCGTATATGACCTGCAAATAGATACAGGCTTTTTGCAGGATGCTTTCATATTGGATGCAAACCCGCAAGGCCTATTGAATAACACCACCTATGTTTTGGATGGCACCACCAACTTTGCATCAGTAATTGACAACACCTTGAGCATCAACGCCCAACGCGGC